GTATAGCTATGTCATACAGAGCTATGACACGGCATTTTCCAAGAAAGAAACGGCTGACTACTCCGCTATTACCACTTGGGCCGTGTTTCAGCCTCAAGATGGCGACCCCGAGCAGATCATTTTGCTGGATGCCAAGCGTGTACGGGCAGATTTCCCAGAACTGAAGAAATTGGCTTGGGAAGAATATAAATATTGGGAGCCAGACTGCGTGCTGATTGAGGCAAAAGCGAGCGGTACGCCATTAACGCAAGAATTGCGTCGAGTCGGTATTCCCGTGACTGCCTATACACCAAGTCGGGGGCAGGATAAGATTGCCAGAATGAACTCTGTTGCCCCGATTTTCGAGTCAGGCATGGTTTGGGCACCAGATGAAAGCTTTGCCGAGGAAGTCATTGAAGAAATGGCCGCTTTTCCTTATGGCGACCATGATGATTTTTGTGACTCGGCCACAATGGCGCTTATGCGTTTTCGGCAGGGCGGCTTTTTGTCGTTAGGTGATGACTATGACAGGGAGATTCATCCGATGCGGCGGGATAGAAGGGCTTATTACTGATGGCTATTGAAAAAAGAGAACTAGGAACAGATACCAACCCCGATGTCATACCCCTCGGCCGCGCAATGGAGGTCATTCCAGAGCCTAGCCGCCAAGATTTAATACGCGAAGCGGCACAAGTCTTGGTGACAGATGACGAAATCCTTGTTGATAACGAAATCGAGGCCCCGCCAGAAGCGCCACCCGCGATACCTTTCGATGCAAATCTTGTCGACTTTGTAGAAGACAATGATTTGATGCTTTTGGCAAAAGACACGATTGCCAACATCGAAAATGACAAAGAAAGCCGCTCTGATTGGGAAAAAACCTATGTCGACGGGCTGAAATACTTGGGCATGAAGTTTGATGAAATGCGAAGCTCGCCATTTCAAGGCTCGTCTGGGGTTATCCATCCGATTCTTGCCGAAGCTGTCACTCAGTTTCAAGCGCAGGCTTACAAAGAAATGTTGCCTGCGAAGGGCCCCGTTAAGACTGAAATAATGGGCGCTCGCACTCCCGAAACAGAGGCTCAAGCATCTCGGGTAGAAGGATTTATGAACTTCTACATTTTGAATGTCATGCAAGAGTTTGATCCAGAGCTAGACATGATGTTGTTTTACTTGCCCCTCGCGGGAACTGCATTCAAAAAAGTTTACTTTGACACGGCGGTGAATAGGGCCATGTCAAAGTTTATCGAGCCGCAGGATTTGGTGGTGCCCTACGAGTCTTCCGACCTAACAACGGCAGAGCGGGTAACTCATGTGCTTAGAATGTCGCCCAATGAGATTCGCAAGCAACAGCTAAACGGGTTTTACGCGGACGTGGAAATTAAGAGCGGCAATTACGTCCCAAATCGCGATGAAATCGAGGAGCAAATTGATTCGATTGAAGGATTAGAACCCAACGGGATGAATGAGCGCGATCATGTTGTGTATGAGGTGCATACGGTGCTCGATCTCGTCGGATTTGAGGATCTAGGCGCAGATGGACAGCCCACAGGGCTTAAATTGCCTTACATCGTCACTATTGACGAGCGCAGTCAAAAGGTTTTGTCGATCAGGCGCAATTACCTTGAAGCCGATGAACTCAAGGCAAAAATCAACTATTTTGTGCAGTACAAGTTTTTGCCCGGCCTTGGATTTTACGGACTGGGCCTCAGCCACATGATTGGGGGTCTTGCCAAAGCGTCTACATCTATTCTTAGACAGCTTATTGACGCGGGCACACTGGCCAACCTGCCTGCTGGGTTTAAAGCGCGTGGGATGCGTATTCGAGACGAGGACGAGCCTCTACAGCCCGGCGAATTTCGTGATATTGACACTACTGGCGGCAGTTTGCGCGAGAACCTAATACCCTTACCTATAAAAGAGCCCAGTAATGTCCTGATGAGCTTGCTTGGCCTTCTGGTGGAGTCAGGTAAGCGGTTTGCGTCGATTGCTGACATGAATGTCGGCGATATGAATCAAGCGATGCCAGTGGGAACCACCGTGGCCCTACTAGAGCGCGGCACCAAGGTTATGTCCGCGATACACAAACGCCTACATTACAGCCAACGAATTGAGTTTCAACTTTTAGCACGAGTATTTGCCGAATATTTGCCGCCTGCATATCCATACATGACTGGCTCTGGGCCGTCAGAGGTCAAGGTTGAGGACTTTGACAGTCGAGTCGACATTATTCCTGTCAGCGACCCCAATATTTTCAGCCAGAGCCAACGGATTACCTTAGCTCAAGAGCTTTTACAGCTTGTGCAGTCAAACCCGCAGGTACACGGTCCCACAGGAGTATATGAAGCCTACAGAAGAATGTACGCGGCTTTGGGTGTTGATAACGTGGAGGGGCTGTTACAGCCGCCTGCACCGCCCCCTACTCCACAGCCTGTCGATGCGGGATTAGAAAATAGTGGCTTTATGATGGGTAACCCCGCGCAGGCATTCCCGCAACAGAATCATCAGGCGCACATTGACGCCCACAGAAGTCTTTTTCTTACGGAAATCGTCAAAACGACGCCCGCCTTGCAGGGCGGAATTATTGCTCACATGATGCAACACTTGCAATTCATGGCAAGCGCCATGGCTTCCGAGCAAATTCCTCCAGAATTGCAACAGCAAATGGCTCAGTTAGAGCAGGCGGCGGCGACAGGCCAAATTCCACCAGATCAAGTGCAGGCAATGCAACAGGAGATGACTGGCATTGTAGAGCGGGTCTCCTCACCTATTTTGGCGCAATTAACTCAAGAGCTTTTGCTTAGCATTGGGCAGGGTAGCGCAGACGATCCTCTAGTTGCGATTAGAGAACAAGAACTGGCCTTGCGCCAAGCAGAAATGGAGCAAGACCAACAACAATTTGAAGTGCGCGAGGAGGCTAAAGCGAATGAAAAGTTGCTCGAAGCTGAGATCGCAAAACAGAGGATCGATGCGACTGAGCGCAATAATTCTGAGAAAATGGATTTAGCAATTCAAAGATTGGCCCAACAAGCTAATTTAAAATTGACAGAACTGGCCACAAAATATGGCCCATTACAATAGGAGTTGGTTATGCCTCTGAAAGCTGGAAAAAGCCAAAAAGTTATAAGCGAAAATATTCGCAATGAGAAAAAAACAGGGAAATCGCAGGACCAAGCAGTCGCTATTGCTATGCAAAATGCTAAAAAATACGGTCAAGGCGGCCTTGTGAAGCGAGTAAAGAAGAAAATTAAAGGCGGCGGTGCGGCGACAAAGGGCCTTGGCTTTTATGAGATTGAATAATGGACGACATTGATCTGGCCCACCGAATTAAGCGGACTATTGAAGAGCGCAAGGGCTTAATTCAAGATATGCTCATGGGCGGTGGACTTAATTCCATAGAACACTACAAAAGTGTACAAGGAGAATTAACCGCGCTATCATTGATTGAAGAACAAATCTCAGACTACTTTAGGGAGAAGTAATGGGAGCAGAAGAAGCCTACGTCGAATCGGATCGGGTTGTACTCGATCCTAGTCTTTTAGAAAAAAGCGCTATCGAGCGAATGCCAGATCCAACAGGCTGGAGAATGCTCGTCTTGCCGTGGTCAGGAGTCGCGAAATCCAAGGGCGGCATTCATCTGACAAAAGCCACCATGGATCGCGAGGCGCTTGCCACTGTGGTCGCATATGTGGTCAAAATGGGGCCGCTTTGCTATAACGACACGGATAAGTATGGCGACACGCCGTGGTGTAAAGAGAGACAGTGGATTTTAATCGGCCGTTACTCAGGTGCCAGATTTAAACTGGACGACGGCGCGGAGGTGCGGATCATCAACGATGATGAGGTGATTGGCACAATTTTTAACCCTGACGATATAGTGAGCATCCTATGATTGAAAAAGCTGAAGTACAGCAACCCGAAGAAGAGCTTCAGATTGAAATATCCGATGCGCCAGAGCAGGAAGGTCAATCCGAAGACGAGCTAACCGAATACTCAAAGAGGGTTTCTCGCAGAGTCAACAAGCTGAATCAAAAGGCAAGGGACGCAGAACAGCGTGCCGAAGCCGCAATAAACATTGCTCAGCAACGAGAACAAGAGCTTCAGCATTATCGACAGCTATCGACTCAACAGCATACTACAACCTTGCAGGCCGAAGAGGACAAGGTTAAAGCCCAAGAGTCGCAAGTCGATGATTTGTATCGTCAAGCCGTAAACAGCGGCGATGCTGATTTAATGTCGCAGGCTACGACCTTAAAAAATGAAATAGCAATTAAGAAAGAAAAAATTAAAACGGCAAAATCAAGGCAAGAGCAACACGCTCAGCAATCTCAACAGTATCAGCAGTATCAGCAGTATCAACAGGCCCAACAGCAAGCACAGCCGCAGGCAGGACCACAGCAAGAAATCAAGCCCACCGAGCAAGCTCTGGGCTGGCATGAAAAAAATAAGTGGTATGGCGACGCTGAGAATGAAGAAAATATGCAGGCCACTCAGTTTGCATATTTTACGCACTTTAACTTAATCAACGAGGGCTATGAGCCCGACAGCGAAGACTATTATCAGGCACTAGATTCCCGAATCGGAAAAGCGTATCCTGATATAGACAGAGGCCAAGAGGCACCTGTCGCCGCAGGAAGTGAATCGCGACCCGCCGTGCAAAGAGTCGCTTCAGCCACGCCAAGTGGTCGGCAACAATCACGAGGAAAGCAAAGCGGTGTTCGTTTCTCTAATAGCGAACTCGAAAGGATTCGCGGACTCAAGCCGCATAATATGTCTGAAGACCAATGGTTGAAGACTGTGGCTCGTGAAAAGCAAAAAATCCAGCAGAGAGGAGCTAGGTAATGACAGAGGAAAAAAACCGCAAAAGTCGTGAAAGCGGAGCGCACGTTAATAAAGCTCGGCGACAACCATGGCGTCCAGTGCGGAAGTTAGAAACTCCCCCTGCACCACCCGGCTACATTTATAGGTGGATTAGAGAGAGCATGATGGGAAACGAAGACCGAGCTAATGTCTCGCGTCGGATTCGCGAAGGATGGGAATTAGTGCGCGGCACTGACCTCCCTCCTGAGTGGCAGTTGCCCACCATGGATAACGGAAGGCATAATGGAGTCGTGTATAACGAAGGGCTTTTGTTGGCAAAGATTCCAGAGGAGACTGTTCAAGAGCGTAATGAATATTACAATCAAAAAACAGAAACAGCGAAGGACGCATTGGATAACACCGTATTCAATGAAGCCGCCGCTGACTCCCGTTATGTGAGGTATGAACCTAGCCGCTCAAGCCGTGTAACTTTTGGCAAGCAATAGGAGAGCTAAAGCATGGCAAATAAAGATGCCGCTTTTGGACTAAAACCTGCTCGAATGATGGGTGGCGCTCCGTTTAGTGGGGGCCAATCGCGTTATAGAATCGCCAACAACCAGTCAGGCGCAATTTTCCAAGGTGACTTGGTAAAGCAATTGACTGGCGGCACTGTATCTCGCGCGGCCGCCTCCTCTACTGTTCCTGTCGTTGGTGTTTTCAACGGCGTTCAGTACACGGACCCAACCTCTAAAGAGCAAATTTTCGCAAATCATTACCCCGGCGGTGTAGCCGCTGATGACATCATTGCTTTCATCGTTGATGATCCAAATGTTGTTTTCGAGGTGCAGGCAGACGATGCCTTCCCTGTGGCCGATCTTTTCGGCAACTTTGATATCGTTGACCAATCCACCACGGGTGATACTTCATCTGGCCGTTCAAACATGGAACTTGATGTGACGACTGGTGCTACCACCACGACCTTACCACTCAAGGCCATTGACATCAGTCAGGATCCCGACAACGACGACGTAGCGAGCGCTAACACCAACGTGATGGTTGTAATTCAAAACCATATCGCGGGTGTTAAAGGCGCTGGCTTAGCATAAGGAGGCTGACGGATGGCTATTTCACGCGCACAACTCGCCAAAGAACTTGAGCCCGGCCTCAATGCACTGTTTGGCATGAGCTATGACTCTTACGACAAGGAGTACGAGGAGATCTTCGCTATTGAAGACTCTGAGCGCGCCTTCGAGGAAGAGGTTTTGATTACGGGTTTCGGCACCGCGCCGACGAAGACTGAGGGCGCTGGCGTTTCTTTTGACACTGCATCTGAAGGTTTTACAGCCCGGTATGTTATGGATACGATAAGTTTAGCATTTTCGCTCACGGCTGAAGCTGTAGAGGACAATCTCTATGACTCTCTTGGTCGGCGATATGTGAAAGCGCTTGCGCGATCCATGGCAAACACCAAAGAAGTTAAGGGTGCTGATGTGCTGAACAACGCCTTCAATACCAGCTTTGCTGGTGGAGACGGGCAACCGTTGATT